TTGTTTTCCTATCTGAAGGGACTTTGGCAGACCTACTCCGGTCCCAAGATCCGCCAGACCCTGCAGATAGGAAAACAATCCGCGCAATGGTATTCCGGCTACGACCAATTGCTCAATCCTGCCATAGACTTATTCAATGATGCGTTCTTCGACCCGAAGATGGTCGTGATCCCGATCATCCTGAGCTATCAGGAGATCCTCAACAACCAAGGCGACAACCAGCTGATGGATGTCTACGAGAGCTACATCTCGGCGGCGGAAAAGGCGCTGGAAGATGCGATGGATCAGGGCATCTACTCGGACGGCACCGCCAACGGCAACAAACAGATCACTGGCCTCGCCACCGCCATCCCGATCGCAAACACCACCGGTGTCTATGGCGGCATCGACCGCGGCTCGGCCTTGATCTGGCGCACCGCGACCTTCGACGCCAACAGCTTCCTCTCTGGAAGCACGCAGGTTTCGTCGACCACGATCCGCCCGATGCTGAACTACGTCATGACGCAGCGCAGCCGCGGCCGCGACTACGCGGACCTCTTGCTGATGTCGCCCGAACATTATGCGGCCTACGACGCAGCGACCGTTGCCATCCAAAGGCAACAGAACGAAACCAGCCTCGGCAAGCTCGGCTTCAGCGCGCTCGAATACATCGGCGGCGGCAAGCGGGCCGAGATCGTGCTCGACGGCGGCATCGGCAGCAACATGCCTGCCAATACCACGTTCGGCATCAATACCGACACGCTGCGGCTTCGCTACAACAGCGCCAGAAACTTCGACAAGCTGTTCGACGGCGATGGGCAGATGCCCATTGACAAGGACGCGATCGCGCAATTTATCGGCTGGATGGGTGAACTCACGATGACCAATCCGCTGTTCAACTGGCGCATGTACGACAGCAACCCGGCCGCCTGAGCAAGCCGAACAGCTGACAGGCGAACCGAGTACACCGGGCCGCTGACGTGTAGGTCGTTCTGCCTTCCTTCCGCGAAGGCGGCCCGGACCGTTCAACAGAAGGAAGGACTACCCATGCCCGTTCAAGACCCCGACGATCTGCTCGTCGTGCTGTTCAAGCATCTCGCCACCGAGAACAAGCCGAAGTCGCTGGCCGAAGGTCGGCCGATCTTCGACGATCAGGAGATCTGCGAGATCCGCGCGCCCGGCTCCAAGGATGTCAAGGTGTTTCCGGCCAATGCGTTCGCGCGCTGGATCGATGATCCCATGACCGGAGAGCAGACCAAGCAGAGCTACGCCGAACGCTTCTCGCATCAATATCGCCAGTTCAAGGCCAAGGCCTCGCAGACCAAGACCGGCACGCCGCTCGACTTCGCGCTGTTCCTTAGTGAGGGCCGCCGCTCCGAGCTGAAGGCGCAGAACATCTACACCATCGAGCAGCTCGCCGCCGTCGAAGGCGCCGAGCTGAAGAACCTCGGACCCGGCGGCAGGGAAATGAAGAACGCCGCCGAGGCCTTCATCGAGGAAGGCCGCGCCTCCGCGCCGAACAAGCAGATGGTCGAGGAGCTGGCGGCGCTGAAGGCGCGCAACGCGGTGCTGGAAGAAGATATGAAGATCAAGAAGGCGCGGCAGGAGGCGGAGGCCTCCACCGACGACGAGTTCGACGAGATGTCGCTGATCGAGCTGCGCGCGTACATCACCGAGCAGACCGGTCAGGCGCCGCTCGGCGCGCTGAACAGGAACGCCTTGAGACGGATGGCCAAGAACTCACGGCCGGACAAGGTCGCATGACATGACGCTGCTGTCGGTGGTGAAGGACGTCTGCGCCGTGGTCGGCGTACAGGCGCCGTCGTCCGTCACCTCCAACATCGTCGCCAACCGCACCATGCAGGAGATGCTGGCGCTGGCCAACGAGATGGCGCAGCGCATCGCCTACGATACCCGCGACTGGACGCTGTTTCGCAAGGTGAACACCTTCACCGGCGACGGCGTCAAGACTTCGTTCAACCTGCCAGCCGACTACCAGCGCATGCTGCTGACGTCGAGCGTCTGGCGCTCGACCCAGACGCTGTACCCGATGCTGTTCGTGCCTGATACCGATGAGTGGCTGAACCGCCGCGCGCGGAATTACTACGACGCCGCCGGAGAGTGGACGATCCTCGGCGGCCAGATGCTGATCGCGCCGGTGCTTGCGCTCGGTACCAGCGTCTACTTTCCCTACCTCGAACAGAACTGCGTCGCTCTCGCCAGTGGCGGCAACGGTGACAGTTTCATGGCCGACACCGACAGCTTCCGCTTGGACGAGAGGCTTTTGAAGCTCGGCATGATCTGGCAGTGGAAGCAGAACAAAGGCACCTCTTACGCGGAAGATATGGCCACCTACTCGGATGCACTGTCGATCGCGATGGGACATGACAGCCCGGCGCCCATCATCATCGGCCGCAGGCCAATGGGCGGTGGCGTCCGCACCGCCTATCCGTTCCCGGTGCCGACATGAACGTCGCCGCCTACCAAGGCTTTCGCCGTCAGGCCGTGCCCGCACAGGTCGCGCAGCAGCTGCAGACCGTGACGCTGCCCGCGCCGACGCGCGGGCTGATTTTGAACGAGAACGAGAGTTTCATGCAGCCCGGCGGCGCGCTGGTGCTCGACAACTGGTTGCCCACCATGAAGGGCATCAAGCTGCGCGGCGGCACCAAGACATGGGCGCAACTGCCGGAGACGACGGCTGTAATTTCCATGTTTCAATTCATCAGCGGCAACCAGCAGCGGATGTATGCGGGCAACGCCACCAAGCTGTACGACGTCACCGCCTCGACGCCGGTGTCGATCAAGACCGGTCAATTGTCTGGCAACTACGTGGCAAGCCAGCTGGCTAACCAAGCTGGCGACCACATGCTGGTCTGCAACGACGCGGGCGACTTCGTGCTGCACTTCGACGGCACGACGTGGACCACGTTCAACGCCAGCCAGATCAACGCGGATCCGGCGATCACGCCACCGCCGTCCTGCGTCGGGGGCCACAATCTGACCTATGTGTGGAAATACCGCGGCCGCTACTTCTTCGTGGAAGGCGGCACCATGAATGCGTGGTACCTGCCGACCAACGCCTTCCAAGGCCGTATTCTGCAGATCCCGCTCGCCGGTGCCGCGACCAAAGGCGGAAAACTGCTCTGTGGTTTCACTTGGTCGATCGATGCAGGCGATGGTATCGACGACAAGTGTGTTTTCATGACCGATCAGGGCGAGCTGCTGATCTTCACCGGCAGCGATCCCTCCACGGTCGCGAACTGGCGGCAGGAGGGCAGGTACGCCACCTCGCCGCCACTAGGAATGAACGCGCATCAGGCGATCGGCGGCGATGTCCTGATCGCTACTGTTGACGGCATCATCCCGATCAGCGCATCGATCCAGAAAGACACCTCGCAGCTCGAACTCGCTGCGATCACCAGACCGATAAAACCACAGTGGCGCGATGAAGTGAACGCCAAGCGCGCGCTGCCGTGGACGATGTGCAAATGGGACGAGTTCGGCGGGCTGTTCGTCACCTACCCCGGCGGCATACCGGGCAGTTATACGATGGGCGCCGTCAACGTCGCCACCGGCTCGTGGTGCAGATTTACGGGTCTGGACGCGATGTGCTTCGGCCGCCTCCGCGCCGATGCGTTCTTCGGAACACAAGCTGGCAAGATCATCCAGTTCGAGCGCACCGGCACCGATGACGGCGTGCCCTACACCGCGGTCATGGTCGGCGGCTGGGAAATGTTTTCCTCGCAGTCGGCGACGATCGTGTGGCGGCAGGCGCGCGCCTCGTTCAGCGCGCGGGCGGGCGAGCCGTTCCAGCCGCAGCTCAGTGCGACGACGGACTATGTGATCGTGATCCCGCCGCCGCCGTCAGCAGCGCCGGATCCCGGCCCGCTCGATGTCTGGGATCAGGGCCTATGGGGGCCGGATGCCGGGCCGACGCCACCCGGCCCGCACGCGCCGACCGCACCAGAGATCGCGCAATACGCGCAGTGGGACCAGCCCGCTCCTTCGACGGCGACGGTGCAGAACACGATGTGGGTGTCCATTGGATATACGGGCTTTTCGCACGCGCCGATCTGTCAGGTGACGATCGCGCAACAGGCATTGCCGATCGTCGAATTGATCTCGATCGCGGCGACCTACGACGGTGCAGGCGTCAACGTGTGAGGCATGGATGACGGCGCCAAGAAAGAAAACATATGCCTACCAGTCCATCCCGGACGTAGGGCAAGGCGGGCCGTCGTTTCACCTCGCGCCGTATCTGCCCGGCTATAGCTCACCGCAATACCCGGATACTGCCACCGGCGACCCGGCGCAGTATGCCTATCAGTCCATCCCGGACGTCGGCCCCGCAGGCGCCGCGACCAACCGCGCGCAGCCGCAAGCAGCCTACGATCCCGGTGTGGCGGCCTACGATCCCAATTCGTCGATGGGGTCGGTGTTCAATCAAGGTTTCATTCCGGTCACCAATCCGGTGATCCCGCCTTACGTGCCGCCACCACCGGTGGTGCAAGCCGCCGCGACGCAGCCCACCGCGCAAATGCTGCCCGCCAACATTTCCGGCGGTCCGTATTCGGGCGGCGGCCCGGTCGCGGCCGGGCTGACGCCGCCGCAAGTCATGCTGGGGGTGTCGTAATGGCCGACTTCGGTGGAATGAGTGCCGACCAGATCAACGCCTCGATGGGGTTCGGCCCCGGCGGCG